CCCCATCTTTTAAATATTGAGTTAATTCAGCAGTACTAGGGCTAGTACCTATTGATAAACTTGTTAATCCTTCTACCTGTGCTTGAAATGTTGCCATTAAATTCCTTATTTAATACTACCCCCAGCTAATGCCAGGGGTAGAATTGTTTATTATGATCGAGTTGCTGTACCTGAAACAAAAGCACCTGAACTTAGTGCTACTGCTTCTGTAACATACCAATGTAGTCCATCACAAACTAGACTTATTCTATCTCCACCACCAGCAGCACCTGCTGAAGTATCAATTCGAAGTAAGTCATCTGCTACAGTACTATCATGAACAGCTCCTGCATCTAAACAAGAACCAATAATAAATTCAGCAGTACTATCTGTGAATATATCAAGGTCTTTAGTAGCTTCTGCATCACTATTAATATCAAGATGAAAATGTACTTCCATCCCTTTATTACTATATGCTGAAGGCAATCTGAAAGATGCTGTATTAGCAGAAATGTTAACAAAGTACCTATTTCCTGCATCGCTTGAAGTCAGTATTACTGTTTCAGCTCCTGCAATATGCGTTCCATCTGAACCTGGTACGATATGCTTTATTTCTCCACTAATGTTATCAACACTATTGTCGAACTTATTTTGTCCATATAATGGATTTGCCATAATTAAACCTCCTTATGACCAGATAGCGTGAGTTTCAGGACAACACCATTCCATTCCCGCTTCTGTAAGTATTTGATCTACTCTTCTGTCGACCCCAGAGTTCTCAAGTGTTTGCACACCTACGTAGACTGATGTATCTCTATTTATTCCATTACCAACAAGTGGTCTGTAAGCACAGTACTTCATGTTAATACCTAGAATCTTAACGTCAGTTCCATCAAGGTGGATATTTCTAACCACATTCATGTCACCATAAATTGTTGAGATTGTAGATACATCAAGTCCTAATACTTTTTTCTTACCCATCATAGTCATATCAGCTCTACCATATGAGTTTCCACTACTATCAGGTGAACTTGCTCCTGGTTTAATCATTCCAACATTATTAGCAAAGTATCCAGATAATTTATGTAGCCAATTGTATGTTGCTGTATTACAGAAAAATACTGTTGAACTAGCATTGTTATATCGTGGATCAAGTAATGCTGACATGTTATCTAGGAATGAATCTTGATTTGCAGTTGCAAGGTCTAGACTAAATGTATTTCCATAAGTAGAAATCCAATCAACAGCACCTTGTGTAGTATTCACACCACCTGTAGTAGCTTGAGTACTAAACAACAATGACTGCTCAATATCATACTTATGTTCAATTAATTTAGTTTTCCAGATTCTTGCCCACTCATTACCTTCGTATTTTAGTACAGTAGCTCTGTCAGTATTATTCATAACAGCTGATGTTTTGAATATCTGAGTTTGCCCGTAACCTGTACTAAAAGGCTGGTCTTCCCAAGTTTCAGGATACCCAGTACCCACACCATGAGCTGAACCAACAACATAACACTTGAATGGCTCTAAATCTTCTTGAGCTGCGGCTGTTTTAGCTGCTCCTACCACATCATCACCATCTGGCATTACAACTACTGCTGAAGTACCTTTTACACATGTTGCATTTACAATTGCGTAATTAGGTGTATTTAAATCAACTGAGTTAATTTTCCATAAAGTGTAATCATTCATTGTAGCTGCAGAAAAAACTCCTCCTGTAGGTGCTACTGGAACTTTAATTATTTGACCTGGTATGAAAAACTTAGGTTGTGTACCAGTTACACCAGCGTAATACTTACAAGTTTGACCAACTATATTTTGAAGATTACCTTCAGAATTATAATCAGTAAAAAACTTAAATGTATATACGCTTGAGCCTGCAGTCATAGCTGCGTTAGTATCTGCTGCATCTGGGTTTGTTGCTGGTAAAGCAATTCCATTTTCACTGTATGCTTCTAGATAAGCATATCTTTTCATGAATGATCCACGTCTTTCAGTATATTTGAATGAAGGGTCATCGGTTGGTTTTTTTGCTACTTGACTAACGAATCTAAAGAAAGGATCTTGTGCTAATGCTAATTCAGATACCCTGTCACCGAAGTTATACTTTCGTCTTAAGGCACCCGTATTTAGAGTAGATTGACTTCCTGTTAGAGCGTCATGGTCTTGATCAGAATATAGACTGTTACCGCCTATAATGTTACTATCTGCCATAGTTCTATCTCCTTAACTATTTAATTAAGTTTAGATAGACTTTATTTAAATGTTTTATCTATCCAAACAAGTTATCAACGCCACCATCAAGTCCTAATAGTCCTTCAAATATATCATCATCTGGATTATTTTTTTGTCCTTGAGAGTTGGCTCCACTGGCACTTGCTGGCATGTTTCGAACATTTTTCATTTGGTTTAGCATGTCTGCTCTTGTAGCATTTGCAGTATTTGCAGCAGCTTTATCTCTATTAACAAGATAGTTTACATCTTCTAATGTTAATATATGATTTTTAGCTTTTTCTACAAACTCTGCATATTCTTCATCTGACATATTATTCTTAGCTCTAAACTCTTCTTCTTCTTTTTTCTTAGCTATTTGAGCTTGCATTGCTTGAGCATTTTGTTTTTCATTCTCTAACATATTGCTAACTCTTTTTTGTACTAAGCCATCTACATGAGCATTCATAAGTTTAGCGCTATCAGAATCAGGGCTTGACATAGCTTCAGTCGCATCAAAAACAAAGTCTTCAGAAAGATTTAATTGCTCTTGAATTGATTTTGCTGGTTGCCCACCATTTACTAAATATTCTCTGACATGTTGCACAAGGCCACTATCATTTTTCATAGCTTCAAGAACAGGTACGAATGGAGTTAATTCATTCATTTGTTCTTTTAGCTTAACAGCTTCACGACTACTATCTTTGTATCGCTTTTCCCAGTCTGGGCTGTTAACTGACTGTTCCATATTGTTGGAGCCACTTACAGATTGTTCTTGGGATTCCTCAGGCTCGTAAGCCATTTCGGTGCCAACATCTGAGCGGGTTGCCTCATTTGGATCTACTATTCCTCCGTTTACTTGATCTTCTAAAGCATCAAAAAATCCATCGGAGCCTGAATCTGATTGTACGACTTGATCAAAAGAATCTTCAGTCATACCAATCTCAGGGTTACCTGCGGTACTTTCTTCTTTAGACATAACATCTCCTTATTTGATTGTTATTCTTCAACGTAGTTTACTCAGAAGTTTCCTTCTTTTGCAAATTGTTTTTTACTTGTTGCATTTCTGCAGCTAAATTCTTCATTTGAGTATCAGCATTATTACCCATAACATTACGTAATAATTTCTGTTCTCCTTCTGTCTGTATATACTCTTTATTCATATTGGACTTAACTTCTTCTTTCTTTTTATTTATCTCTACATCAGCTTGCATAACTTTATGTTTTATACCAGCCTGTACTAATTGTCTTTCTAGAGTTTCAATAGTACCCTCTTTATCTTTAATAGCTTCTTGTAGGCTAGATAATTGAGATTGTAATTGTGAGTATACACTTTTTCTTTTAATAATATTTTCTTTGTTTTTAATATCAGTTTCAGCTAATAATGCTATATCATCTATAACACCCATTTGCATTAACTGCTTTAATTCTTCTAAATATGCCCATCTATTAATAGGTAATGTAGATCCTGATATTATTCTAACATCATACTTAACTTCAGATATATCCATTGATTTACCTATAGCTTCACCCATATCATTATATATAGGAACATTAATTTCAACTTCTCTTTGTTCCTGTATAGCAGATGGCTGTATTATTCTAAATCTTTTATTTGCAGTATATACAGATTGTGCAAATTGCAATACTACATGTCCTAATTGTTTTAATGCAGGTTCAATAGATGTATTCATCCATTGTTTAATTCTACGTGTACCATATTCATCTAATGCTAACATCCCTCTATACGTTTCACTAGCACCACCTGAATCTCCCATCATAGAACTATAAATACCTGCAAGATATTCAATGTCATTTTTACCTTGCTGTACTATTTGAAAAAATGCACTTGATAATGGTGAAGGCATTACAGGCGTAGGCCTTTCTACTCCTGGCCTTATAGGCAATAATGCTCCTGGGCTAGATGAATACTTTTCCCATGTTTCTGCATCAATACTTCCTTCTTCGTACATCCATCTAAGCGATGAGCCCAATGATGCATTGTGTACCATTATTTGATGAGCTTTATTTATCTCTTGCTGCTTACCTATTAAAGGAGCGACTGCACTCATAGGATATGGAGTTCCTGTCCATTTATAATGAAATGGTATTAATGGATAGTCTTTAATTGTATTAGGTAATACTTTTTCATATAAGATCTTATCTCCTACTGCAACTATCTGTTTTACTCTTACATCATAAAATTGAACTTGGTCAACAATATTATTTGCAATATCATCATTTTCCATCAATATCTTAAATTCTTTTTCAGATACAACAACATTTTCTATTTTAGATGCTTCATTTTGCAACCTGCTTATAGTCTCTTGTTGAAATGCCTGTAGTTGTTGCTGCATCATTTTTTGTTCTTTTTCCAACTCTATCTGCATTCGTTCAGGTATAATCTTACCTTGCTGTACAGCCATTTCTAATTGTCTTTGTGTCTCAGCCAATTTAACTTGCATTTCAGCTTGCATTTCTTGCATTGCAACTTCAGCTTGTTGTTGTATTTGTTTAATTATTTCTGGACTAGGAGGTATTCTGTAGAATACATTCATAAATGATACTTTTACTTTTTCATAAATTTCAAAGTATTCTGTTAACTCATCTTGACTACCATCTGAATCAATAGCCATATTAGTTTGTTCTGTAGTATCATTAAATGCAAATAACTTTTGATCTTTATCTCCTACAGCTCTAGCTGACCAACTTCGTTGAGATTGCTCATCACTACTAGCTTGTGTAATTTTTCTTTTATAGTCTGGAAATGTTTTAAGTAAATGATTTTTAGGTAATACTTTTCGTATAAGTATAAAGGCTGCATCTTTAAATAGCATATCTCTAGATTTAGGATCAACATAAATATCAAATGGTTCTGGTTGACTTAATACTACTTCTCCCATACCATTATCCATATCTTTATCAACAGATACTAGCATATATCCTAATCCTTTTGTAACAGCATCATTTATAGCGTTGCCATATAATGTATTACCATCAGATAATGCCCATATATAATCACATAGATCAGACAATACTGCTGCAACATCTATGTCACTTCCTTCAGTTCCAACAGCTTGCCATCTAGGATTATTTGCAGTAGCATAGAAATTTAACATTTCGACTACAGGTAATATTCTATTAATTACAAAAGTAGGCATTCCCTGCTCTTCTAATGAATTTTTTTCATCTTGACTTAACTGTTCATCGTGAGCAAAGTCATAACCTTTTTGATTAACGTATTCCCATTGTTTTCTTGTCCACGTGTTAGACAAGTTATACAATTGTCTTATCTGATCTGCTTTCTTTTTTCTAGCCATTATTCTCCTGTAAAGGTTGAACTGCTTGCTAATGTCTGAGCTTCAGACTTTGTTAATACACTAAAGTTTGGATATGCAACGCCTGAACCTAGTGCTACTAATTCTGATAATACACCATCTTTCATAGACCATTCACCTTTAATAATGCAATATGCTCTATCATGCGAATATCGTGGAGCACCTACTTTACCTGAAAAAATTACATCATGCCATGTAGGAGATGCTTTATAATTAACTGTTTCAGTGCCATCACTATTTTCAGTAACTGATTCTACTATTGGATATAGTGCTTTAATTTTAGTCCCAACAGCACTATCGTATGCACTGCTAGGTAAACAAAAATACATTTCATAATGTGCCATTACTTGTGACTCCTTTTACCTGCGTTATAAACTCTTTCTACTTCATCTGCTGATAAAACATCATTATATATTAATACATCATCTATTTGACCATCTAAATATCTATCATCAGCAGTAAATAAATTTCTTCTTCCAATTTCAAACAAATCCCCAGATGAATCTAAATCAGCACTTATATCTTGTGTAGATGCAGTATCGTCTACACTATCTAAATATATTTTACCTGTGGCTCCATTTCGTGTAAAACAACAATGATACCATCGGTCAACAGATGGATTAGTTGTACCGTGAGTATACTTATTATCTTTCCTATGATAAAAACTAATTTTATCTGCATCAGCATCATAATAAAGATACCATCCACTACTACTATCTTGTTTTCCTACAAATGTCATTTTAATATCATCTGATTTTAATTTAAACCAAAATGATACTGAAAAATTATTAGTTCCAAAATCTAAAGAAGGCTGGTCACCTACATCTCCATAAGCTCCAGTATCGCTTGTGCTTGACAATATACCATGTAAATTCAAACTATTAGTAGTCTTTTGCCTATTCATCAAGAAACCTTGAGTATCTCTAGAAGTATCTACTCCTGCTGGAAGTAATATTGTTTCCGTAACATTTTTTACAGTTCCATGATTATCGTTCCCAGAATAATCTGTCCATTGAGCTAAACCATTGTTTTTCCAATATCCACTACATTTAGTGGCAAATAATGAATGTTCTCTTGCATCTAAAATTTTTCCATCATTATATAATTCTTGAACTTCTGCTGTTGTTAATTGGTCATTAAATACAACTACTTCTGTTATAGACCCAGTAGGATTATAAGAAGTACCAGTTGCAGAGCCAAATAAATTAATATCCCCATCAGCTGGAATATCCATACCATTGCTGTTAGAACCTTGAACGTAAGATAATGATAATTTTTGTCCATTTAAAAATAATTCAACGTCACTGGAGCTAATAGCTGTATCATTAGAGTTGCTATTCATTTTAACATTCATAACCCAATGATGCCATTTATCGTGAATAAAATCTTTTGTAAGATCTACACCAAAAACTTCTCCATTTCCTGTATTATATCCTACATGATATTCATCACTATCTTTTTGTAAAATATAAAAATTTGGACTGCCATGTTCAGTTCCAAAATACATTACTTGACTGTTAGTATCATCAGATTCAGAAGCATGGTGTACACACAAACTTATACTGTTAAAAGTTCCATCTGTAGTATTCCAAATTGCTCCTGAAGGATTAATATCAACATAATCTCCAGTCCCATCAAACCAAGCTAATTGATTATAAGATTGCAGGGCTGTTTGAGGTATATCTAGTTGTTGGCTTGCATCTGTCCAACCTGATGCTACACCTACTTCTTTAAAAGATATATTATCTATAGTTACAGATTCACCATTAGCACAAATAGTTCTTACATCAATGCCACCTTCACTTGCATCAGCTGAACTAGCTACAAAAGTATCAGTAAATGTTGCAACAGATGCTGTTAATAAACTTTTGTTTAAAGCCCCACAATAATTATGAACAGTTGGACTCCCTGTAACTGCTGTCACATCAAATTGTAATCTATAGGTTCTGCCTGCTGTTAAAGTTTCAGATTGTGAGCATGTTCCAAAACCACCATCAGCATCACCTGTAGACACAAAAGCACCAGAGGTTTTTGATACTGTAATTGTACTACCTAAAGTAGACCAAGCAGCACCAGCGTTTTCAAAGTCGCCTTCAGCCGCCAACTCTTCACCTAAAAACACAGTAGTTGCATGATGTTTTTGATTAACAGCTTTAATTGATACACTATCTAATCTAAATTTATGAACTGTATTGGATGCTTTTTTAAACATACCAACAAAATAAGCAGTACCAGTTGATACATTTGATGAAAAATAATTAGTTTCAGTATGAGCTCCTTCGCTAATCATAAATGAACTATTTATATTGTCAGTATTATGACCATTATTAGCAGTGCTACCTACTCTCCAATAAAATTTATCATCATTATCTCCATCTGTTTCTGCTAAAGCCTCACCAGTTATAGAAATTTTATAAGTTACACCATTTTCATTTACAAAAGGGACTGAAACTGTTTGCCAGTCACTTGCTTCTGCTGTTTCAAATGTTACACTCCCATCTGCATTATCAGTAATTGTTGTACTTGCATCTACAGAACCTCCATCAGTAGCAAAGCCTTTAGTCCAAGCAGATGCCGATATATCTGATATTAATTCAGGCCCTAACCCTGTATTAGCTCCATCCATTATATAAGATTGTTGTCCTTTATGCCCATCTTGCATAGGATACCAGAGTTTTAGATTAGACTCTGTAAGTGAAGTACCACCATTACTTAATGCTAAAGATTCAGGATTTAAATAGTCATAAGTTACATCAGATTGAGTCCATGCTGTATTCCATGCTTGAAAATCAGATAACTTGCCATCAAAATAATTAGTAGCAGAAGTAAAATTTCTAGCTCCTATAAATGCGTTTGTAGTAGTTGATATTGTTTCTGATACTGTTAAAGATGTATCTAATATTCCATTTATATAGATTTTTTGAGTTGTACCGTCATATGTAAAAACTGCTCTTACCCAAGTTGAGTTATATCCAACTGTTGAAGTAATATTATCTGAATCAGCATTTAATTGATATTCAAGTTTAGAAGGATTCGATGCCATTATTCTAATACCATCAGAGCCACTATCCCTAGCATCAAATATATGCTTATCTGCAGTAATACTATTCATATATACCCAGCAAGCTATTGTATGACTTGTTTCACTAAAAGGTGTCCCTGTATCTAAATAATCACCAATACCATCAAACTGTAATCCTCTACCTGAATATATTTGTGCATGATTGTTGCTACCAAAAACTTCTAGTTTAGTAACTTTTATACTTGCAATTTTAAAATTACATGGATCATTAGTATTTTCAATAACTATAGCATCATGATAATTACCAGTATTAGTTTGTTGAATAGTTACAATTTGGTCTAAAGTACCAGCTGATGTTAAATAAGATGATTGAGCTTTATAATTATCACCACCAACTCCACCTGGAGATTCTGAATATAATACTACTCTAACTCTCCCATCAAATGCTCCAGAGTCAGGGTCTTCAACAACCATTTGCACTCTATATCTGTCACCCTGTTTTATACCTCTAGCACCAGCACCTTTTGTTAAAGCTGCATTAAACCCTTGAACTATATTTCCAGAATTTCCACCACTATCAGAAACTATTGCATAGCCCCCTGAAATACTAGATGCTGTTCCTGTTTGCCAATTAGTATCATCTGCACCATTAAATTCTCCATCAGTTTGCACATCATAAGTTTCTTGCTCTGAAGTAGAACTATCTAATGCTCTGTACTTACTTGGTTTTAATATTTTTTGTATTGTAGCTGGCATTATAAAAGTTCTCCAATATTACCATTTGCTTTAGTAATTGAATTAATAGTAATTGTTGCTCCTCTTCCATCAGCTGCATATATAAGCCATCCTGTATCAGAAGATTTTTCGTAAAATTCATAAGTTCCATTAGCTGAAATTTGCATATTAGAACTTCCACTACCATCCCAAGGCATTTCAATGTTTCCACTTCCTGTATATCCTGTAACTGTTACATTAACTTTATACACACCTACAGGTGATATTGTAGCTAAGGCTGATACTACACCAGAAGAACCTAATGTTATAGTTTGTCCATCAATAACAGCTCCATTACTACTAGTCCATGTAGGAGTTACATTAGAATCAAATGTTGTATCTACTTCATCTGCAACCCAAGATGAACTTCCTTGTGTAGTTAAATTATTATCTAAATTCCACCATGATGTTAAACTAGTTTTTTCACTAGTTGTTAAATCTGCATATTGTTTAAACATGATTGATTTTATTTCTGCTTGAGTGCAAGCTCTTGACCATACTCCTAAATTACATAAATATCCATCTAAATTATGAGAGTCTGCAGAACCATTTTGTGCTCCAATATATCGAAAAGTAGTATCATTGCTCATATCAGCTCCTGAACCAATACTGCAAGATACTCCATCTTGAAAACAAGTAACTGTTCCTGATGTGCATACCACTGCATAATGATGCCATTGCTCATCAGTAAAGTTAGTATTTAAATCTATAACACATTCATCGTCAGCAGTATTACTTTCTAATTTTAAATCACCACCACTTACAAATCTTAAAAATTGATTACCAGTAGGTGTATGTCCAAATATAGCCCATGCACTAGAGCCTGCACCATTATATTTCCACCAAAACATAATACAGCAGTTTCCATCAGTATCTACTGTAAAATCATTTAGAAGTATGTAGTCTGTATTAGATCCTACAAAATATGCAGCACCATCACTTGATTTTTGTACTGTTCCTACAGGATACATGTGTCTCATAATCAGACCATCTGTAACAACACCTGGAGTAATGATTGAAGAAGCTGAAGAAGATCTATTTCCTAATCCTAATTTGGGCATATTACCCTATATAGCATATACATGCACCATTAGTATTTAGAGATACACTAGTCCATCTTCCATAGATTGTCATACCTGCTGGAAATAAATCTGAACTGACTAATGTGTCTCCACCTGATTCATATCCTGTGCCACCTACTTCAATACATTGAGTTCCTGATTCAGGAGTTAATGTATCAAAATCTGATTCTTGTACCATTGTAATTGCTACTACCACTCCAGAGGTTGGAGTGAATATTGTTCCGTCAGAGTCCAAATAAACACTACCTGCTTGTCCCATTGTAGCATTTTGGGCTTCTTGCACAGTATAACTGTGTAAACCTTTACCTGCCATTTTATTCTCCTTTCGAGTTGTACTTTAAGCTCGTGGCTAGAGCGTGAACGTACTATTTTATTTTTTTAGTTCAAAATGGACAAGGTCATCAAAACCATTGTCTTTTAAATCTGTATCATTGTCCCAATCACCACCCCAAATTACATCTATTCCCATTTGAGATGCAACACCTTTTACGTACCCAGCAAAATAGTTAAAACGATCTCTATCAGACCAATCAATAGGATAAGGAGCCACATCAACAGCCCTGCTCGGATTAGCATTATGACGACCATGGGGGTATTTGACTTTGCTATTTCCTCGTTTATACGCTTCATTTTGAGCTTCCTCACCTCTGTATCCGCATACAATAGTACAATCAAACCCTTTGACAACTTCCTTAAACAATAATTGTAAATCTTTTTCACAAGTAGATAACCTTCTTTTTGACGTGCTACCAAATTTAGGCATTATTTACCCTCCACGTAACCACCACTGCTATATGTTTTAACTGAATCTCCAGCCATTTTTTTAACGTGTTTCATTACACGTTTTGATTGAGCTAGATGCATTTTAGATGCACCTTTTAATTCTTTTGATACTTTTTTTAAATCTTTTACTGAGCCGCCTTTTGAATACACGCCTTTGTTACGCATGCTCTTTTTTAAACTATCTGAATATTTAGCCTTTACTTTACCAGATTTAGTAGCCTGTCTTTTCTTTTTATTTTCTGCAGCTTTTTGACCTGGGCTCATTCCTTCACGAACTTTTTTAGGAAGATATCTATCTCCTTTTTTACCTGAAACATTACCCCAATCTTCTGCTGTCCATTGGTCAAGAGACTTTTGAGATTTTGTTTTACCTCCACTAGCATATTTAGGTGCAACTATACCTCCATCTTCTTTATATCCACCACCAGATGATTTATATCGTTTGGCAAGAAGCTGTGCTTTGCGAGCTGACCAAACTCCTGGAGGTCCACCTTTAGAACCAGCTTTTATATTTTGAAATAACCGTTTGCGCATTCCTGGTTTTGTATAATTGCCTGCTTTATTTACTGTGCTTTTTTTTGCCATCATTTCCCTTCTACATATCCACCTGATGCATAACTTTTAACTACATCACCTACCATACCACCATCTTTGCAATTCCATTTTCTAAGTGATTTATTAATTCTGCTATTAGGATCGTTACGTTTTTTTGCACCTGTTAATCTTTTTTTCATTCCAGACATTCGAGCACAAAATGATTTTCTTCGGTTAGCAGCTTTGCTGCCCTTTTTTAATTTACTAGGTTTAGTAGTTACAGCTGTTTTTAATTTAGAACCAGGGTTGGCTGCCCTATAAGATGCAACTCCTTTTTTATTTAAACCACCACTTGGGTTTTTGCCTTCTTTACGTTGCCATGCTGGAGAAGCCATTATTTACCTGCTACGTAACCACCAGAAGCATAAGTTTTTACTACATCACCAACTTTGCCTCCGTGTTTCATTTTTGCTAGTTGTTCTCTTTTTGCAGCCTCTTTAATCATTTGGCTTTCAGCTTTAGCTTTTCTTTTACTTGCTCGTTTTAAATTTCTATTTGACCTACGAGCTAATCTTTCTGCTTGTCTTTGCAACCTTTTCTTTTTTCTTTTTGCTTTTTCAGCAGGGGACATAAACTTTTCTATTTCTTTTTTTAAAATACTTTCTTTGCTATCTTTTTTAAATCGTTTGACTCCAGACTTTTCTGGTTTTTTAAATCGTTTAACACCAGATGCAGCACTTTTCTTTACAGGTTTATATCCTGGCTCACCACGTTTTTGTAATCTTTTATATCCTGAAGCCATAATTATTTCCCCTCTACGTAGCCACCTGAAGCATAAGTTTTAATAGAGTCACCTGCCATGCCACCTTTTTTAGCATAACCCATTTTATTTCTAACAGGCTTAGGTAGTTTAGCAAGTCCAGGATTTTTCTTTTTATCTACTTTCTTCATACCTTTCTTGGCCATTCCGCCTTCTTCCATCATCATTTTTCTTCTGTTCATTCCAGTCATGCCGCCACCATAATATTTTTTCATTCCTTTTTTCATCATGCCGCCATGCATTTTTTTAGCAGGTTTTTTCATTGGTAACTTCCCTTCTTTGTTTATCTTGTCTAATGTAGCCTTGCCAAGCTTTTTTACACTAGATTTTTTAATTATATATTCACCGCCTTCAGCTTCAAGTAGTATCCCACCATTCTTATGAGATGGTCCTTTTAACTTACCAGGTTTCATTTTTTTTGCTCTTGTCATTCCACCGTCCTTATGCTTTTTCCCAACTGGGTGCAGCTTTTTACCATCTGGTCATGTGTGATATTTCCGTTTGCCCATTATGCTGTAACCCAACTTTTAGCTTTTGGTTTCTTTTTACGCCAACCCTCTTTAGTTTCAGATAAACCTTGAGGTGGATGGGCATATTTACATGCATAAGCTAATGCATCTATTGCATCATCATGCGCCATCCTTGGTCCAAATGTAAGAATTTCTCTGTGCAATTCATAATGATTTTTTTTCAAATGTATTTGACCGACTGCAAAACGTTGTGCTAATATGCCCTGTATTCTATCTCGTTTACTCATACGATTACCAGGAACCTCTGCCTTAAAACTTACATCAAACTTATTTCGTCTACGCATTTCACTGTATATAGCTTGAAATATAGGTTTACTCATTGTAGTATCTTCAATAGTAAACATTTGTGGTTTGTAAAATTCATTTAATTCAAATATGTAATCTACAATACCTTTTTGATCCATACCTTCTATACCAAGTACAGGCAATGTTCTATTGCGAATATAATCAATAACATATATATTGTTATTAGGAGTAACTGCTACTGTCATTAGTACACTAAAGTCACTATTCCTTCTTGCACTATCAGTCGCTGGGTCTACTCCTACAAATATACTGCATGGTTGTGGGTCTTCTCCGTCAGGTACAATGACTGACAATCCAGTCTCAGGGTCCTTGCTTAATGTACCATCCCAAAATTTAATATGATCACGAGTAAAAATCGCATCTTCTTCGCTCTGCACTTCCATCATATACTCTTGATAGAACTTGTGTGGAGTGCCACTATCTGCATAAAACTTCTTTTTACGTTCCATTTCTTTGTGACCAAACCACGATGGCCATAATGGAGTGCCATCTTCTTGCAATGCTTTATATGTAATTACTTTCCACGAATAGTCTTTGTTTTCTTTCTTTGCTTGGTCAAACCCAACAAGTATTTTTTGTATAAATGCATCATAATGTACAGGAGTTCCATTAATTCTTAATCGTCCTGTCTTTGGTTCAAGCGCTGGAAATACAACTGCTGTGACGAGATTAGCGATTTTAGCACGACTTTCTGGTGTGACTGTATTATTCTCATCTTCAAAGTCATCAAGTACAATAAGATCATAACGCTTATGTAGCTTGGCACCACCACGAATACCCGATAGGTTACTTTTAGAAATAAGTTTACAGCCATTGTTAAGTTCGATATCATCTTCAGTCCATTTCTTTCCTTTTAAATTTCCAAAATAATATTTGATTCTATCATTATATTCTATATGGTATTTAATGTAATCTAAGTTAGGAACAGATATTTTACTTGATGCAGCTACCCATCCATAAAACAAAGGCTCTGCTGCAAAACAAAAATCATGCAATATACTACATTTAGTAAGTACAGTTTTGCCATGTCCTCTAGGTAATACAACTGCTAATTGTCGATGTGAATGGTCGTTAAGTGCATCGCACACTTCATAATGAAAAAAAGGAGATTCACTCCTTAAAAAATCATCTGGTAAAAATAATTTACCAAACGCTACTAGATCTGTATATGCTAGTCTTAACTCTTCTTCTGCTTCAGAAACGTTACGACTATTTATATTAGCCATTAATATCCAAAAATACCTTTTACTGAATCAAAAAAGGATTTCTTTAATGCCTCTTCATGAAAGTTAGTAATATATCTGTATGCTGCACCTCTTGTCATTGGCCCTAACATTGCATCATTACTACTAGGATTATCTTTATCTAAATAACCAATCTTTAAAAGTTCTTGCTGTAATGCGTTCACACTATCTGCAGGTGCGCTATCACTATTATAATATATCAATTCTGCTAAATTATAGAGTCTATCATCATATTTTAAATTTACATCGCCTGTGCCTTTAGGCATTGTGTCTGAATAATAAACTGATCCTGCCATTCTTCCAGTTTTACTTGCCATCACTTAATTCCTTTCGCTGTGCACTCTGTAGCTCCTTACTACTAAAACCCTGGAAAACTGCACTAGTGACCTGCTGCGTGCTTGTGCTAGTCTTATCCTCTAAATCTAAGATGTCGGATAACTTAAATAAGGCTTTCAGCTTAGTGTCATCTTTTTCTGCAGTTTGTGCTATTAACTTAATCCCATGCAATACGCCTTCGGCATTTATACCTAGCTTTTCGCAAACTTCTCTATGTTCTTCTCTCATATAAGTATCTACCCTTTCGGTCTGTATTAGCTGAGCAGCTTTCATATTTGCATATCCAGGGTTATTCGTAGGATATACATTCATATATGCTTTTTGTGGGTCCATGCCCTTTAGCAAATTTAATACAAACAATTTTTCTTTACTATTTAAATTTTCTCTAGTTTCTAATACTTCTTCTGCAGATAAGTTTCCACTAAATGAATATATATTAGCTCGCCTAGATGTATCCATCTTTGTTTTAGGTGCAACAGTAAACGTTCCTGTGCACGTACCTATATAACTTACCTCACGTTTTTTACCTTTAGCTTTAAGCATCGTACCTTTACGTAAGATCTGTATAACACATTCATCATCAGCTTTAACCCAGTCACCAACGCACCCTTCCCGCCAATCACTTAAATAGTGTACATCACTAGGTACTTCATCAAGTGAATCAAATACTGTATGTTCTATCTTATTAACTTTGTATGTTCTCATAAGTCACACCCAAACCTCGTCAGATGGTTTGGAAGGTTACGAAATCCCCATAATATCACCAACAATATAATCAGATACTTCATCATCAAGTTCTACCTCTTCATCTCCTACATGAAGTGTAGCATGTGATTTATCTATATATTCTTTGATATATGTTACTTCTTCGGTAATGGGATCAAAACCAATTCTTAATACATATTCTTTAGTAGCCATATTAACTCCCATATAATTAGATGCAATACTCCCCTGAGTAGCAAAACTCCATTTTTTTTTATCTTAACATTATTTTTACTCAAAGCCAGTAATAGACTCCCATACTTTAAGATATATAATAATGCAATTTTTATCAGTTGGAGGGGAAACCTCTTTATCCTATATGGAGAGTAACCCACCGTCTGACCCCTACAGCAGAACTATTTCAAGGGTACTGTCTGGGTGATAATCATTTGATTACTGATGTTGTAATATATATGATATTGCTGATTAAAACAAGAAGGTTTCAAAATTATAGCATTTTGGTATGTGGCTTTATATATATAGGTACCCCCTTAACGGGGGGTTTTCGTGAAACGAATTACGTTATTTTTGATTTAGAATAATATAATTGATTATGATATAATTAATAATAAGGAGAGAACTTATGAGTAAACTTATGAAGCAATTCGAAGCATTGGTAGATAACTACAGAGTAACATTTATTAATGCACCAGCTAGATGGGGTCAGAAAGTATTTGGCAGGAATGTACCTACTAAGAAAGATGTACGTAGTGCATTCTTACAAGACCTTAGAATGTTAGCAGAGTTAGCAGAGCTTATGCAAGATCAAGCTGTACTAGACAAGATAAATGGTGTTGTTAATAAACAAGATAAAGAAATTGCTGCTCTTGAACAAGAGATTGCAACCATTACTGCCCCTAAATAAGGGGTAGTAGTGCGTTAATTGGTGTGTTATGTGTGGTATATGTAAGAGTCTATGTACAGTCCTATTACTTATAATATCGCACGTATACACTATATATATAATAAACTTATACCAAACAATTAGGAGATATGTAATGGCAAATAATTGGGTAAATATACATCATAAACTATACAACCTTGATAAGTTTGATATTATTCAAGGTGATGAAACAGCTAATGGTAAGACATATTTATCATTATCTAATCGTAACAATCATGAGGTTAGAATACAGATGACACCTGAAGATATTACTTTGGTGATGATGGGTATTACAGCCTTAGCTGAGAATAAATAATTATACTGGGCCAATCAAGCGGGTGTATGACGATACAATGTAAACCTGTGAGGTTTAGTAGTAAAAAGAGAGAGATGTTAGTCCATTGTTTTAAGGGGCTTATCGCATGCTACAAAGTCTACAATTCATAGCTTAAAACTATATTTAAGGCATTCTCTCTCTTATAATTAACAAAGGAGTTGACAATGAGTTATTGGACTGACAATATAGTAATGAATGAAAATCCACCAGCATACAAAGGATATGAAATTCATCAATCTAAAGTAATAAAATTAGATGATATTAAATCAATAGATGATTTAGAGTTTAATGTTGTGAATGTATATGAAAACAAACCAACATATAATTGCACTCTTGATTTCCCTAATACTAAAAGTATAAGTATATCTTATGGACGTTCTACTCTTTATGGTGCAAGAGAAGGACAACAAGGATATGAAATATGGGTAACAGATGACATTGATCCGTATGTTGTCAATAGCAAAGAAGTATTAAAGATAATAAATGATACAGCTAAAGAACCAGCAGTATTCTAATAGAAAAAGGAGTTGATAATGAAAAGTAGAAGAGGTAGAAAAGAAATCATTGAGATATATGATGTTCTTATACAACAAAGCAGTAGCAGTATTGGCAAACCAATTAACATCGGTTACAGAAATTGGGAGCCAACAGAAAAAGCAGTAGCAACATTAATCAGTAGACGTAATAAAATAGCGAAAGGAGTTTGACAATGAGCGAAGGAGCATTAGAATATAAATTAGTAGAAGAAACAAGGGTTAATATTCAGGTAAGTGATATTATTGAGAAACTAGCCACTATTGTAGATAGTAGACTGGAAAACTTTTATTTATACGATGAAGAACCAAGTCTAGACTATAATGACAATAGTGATAGTGTAGAAGTATATCTTAGATGTGATGAAGGTAGGCAAGGCAGTCCATGTGACTGGAGAATATTGTTTGAGAAAGCAATTGAACGATTAGCTAAAGATATATTAGAAAATAAAACAAGTATAGAAGACTAATTGTCAACCCAACGAGTAGCCCTGAGATAATACCCCAGTATTATACTGTATCTTGGGGCAGCTCACTAAATTAAAGGAGAGTTATGGATTTATTTATAGTTTCAACAATAGCACTAGCAGTTTGGATAATATTTTACACATTTTTCGTAAAGGAGGATTAAGATGGGATTTGATTTATATGGTAACGGATCAAGGTTATATGATGCAAAAGAGTTTCCAATTTATACTAAATATAAAAACTTAGATTGGGATGAACGTGAAAAACATGTTGATTGGGAAAAAGAATCAAGTACGTTTTGGGAACAAGAGCACGCTATTGATAGAGCTAATGGTACTTACTTTAGAGCTAATGTATGGTGGTGGAGACGTTTATGGGACTTTACTTGCAAAGTATGTGATGATGTAATGGAAGAATGGGAACAAGATGCAGGTGCTACTAATGAAGGTATAGAAATTAAAGAAGAAACATGTGCTAAAATGGTTCCATTGATGATAGCAGCTGTTAAAGATGGAAGTGCTATGGAATACCAAAAAGCAGTAAAAGAATACATGGATGCTGCGCCAAAAGATGAAAATGGATGTTATGAAGAGGAACATTGGATGGCTAATTATCCATTTGACGTAGAGTTTTTCCAAGACTTTATTATATTTGTAAAACGTAGTCAAGGATTTACAATATCTTAAACCCAACTAGTAAATATGTTAATCTAGGTACGGGTTATGTGCACGGGGGGCTAAAGTATGACCACTCAGAACTAGTCAGAAGTAACATTACAGCCCCCAAAGTTTATGGGACTACAACCTTGAAGAGAACGACAAACAATCCTGCAAAGTGATAGAGATATCCATCATGTTTGATTCAAGGATGCAGGGTAGTCCCTAAAGTTTAATATAATCATGTCAGTCACGGACTTTAAGTCTAAGAGAACCTGTATTGGCGCTGTTAATAATAGCAAAACGTAGAAATCGTCAAGGCTACAAGCCTGTTAGTCATCTACACTATGTACACCACGCGATGTATGAAAGAAAGTATGCGATTGTCCTTTCTTATTATTAACAGTTGCATTGATTGTATTAATAATAGGATAGCATTCAGGGAACTGGATGTTTTCTAGTCGAAAAAGGAATATAGGTGGATATTGACAGGCGAGTAACTCTACCTAGGCAAGTATGATGATTTTCTAGTATGCTAGATGTACTAAAAGGCCTTAAAAATTACTAACGAGGGTCAAGCCACCTTTATTTCTATATCTATAAATATCAACATAAGGAGAAAAACGATGAAATTATTAACAAAAGTGATAAAAGAACAGGCAGAAAAACAATATGCCAAAGGTGATAATATGCAACAAAAAGTAGTTGCTAAGTTTTTTGATCCAATGAGTAGATGGACATGGTATTTAATGAATAAAGACCCTGAGTCTGATTATTGTTGGGGTATTGTAGATGGTAATGCTGTAGAAATAGGTTCATTTAGTTTAAATGAATTGCAGGAATATACAGGTCATTTTGGATTAGGCATTGAAAGAGATACTATGTTTGAACCTGTAAAAGCTATTGAAGTATGGGATAAATTAAATGCGACTAAGTGAATATATACATTATTTAACAAGAGAAGATGTAAAACTGGGTAGTAATGTTAGTAAACACGAGTATACTCATTTAACAATACGAATGAAACACAAGCGTGCGCGTTATGAGTATCAAAAAAGGAGAAGACAACTTGAGCTGCATAGAAAAAGACATCAGAAAAGTGGTTGATTATTTGTTTGAAGACGAATTTAAAAGTTATATAGAGTCAAATAAACCAAAGGATCACATATTTGTAGCAGTAAACAACTTAGAGAAATGGTTAAACTTAAAATAAGGGAGCAATAATGGCTAAAATATCAGTACAACAAAGAAAATACTTCGTAACAAGAATAGAAAACTCTATTAATGAAAAGATTAATGATTTAAAACAAACAAAAGCAGCACAAGTACAAACATTATCTGAAAAAGAGTTTGGCAAATATCTTAAAATGTTAAAAATAGACAAAGATATGGCAAGGTTTGAGAAAGTAGATTTAGAGTATAGACAATTACAATCTAAACTATATGATGTATACAATGAAGTTCGAAGAAGTTTAGGAATTGAAGTGTATTCAAGTGATAGTCCTAGTGTATATAATAGCTCAGGATCTAGTGATTTACATAAAGGGTTTAGATATTTATGCAATAAAACTGCAGCTAAACAAGAAACAGAAACACCAGAAGGTAAGATTATTAAAAAGCTTATAAGTATGAAAAGAGCTGCAATCGATGAATTGCACGGTATTAATGAGCTTGAAGGTTTAAAAGAAACTGTTAATAATATATTAAAAGGTGCAGATGTGCCATTATTAGGAGAATAATATGGATATGTTTTATGAAGTTATGTTTGCATTAAATGATTTACTTGACATTATAGTAAAGTGTGTAGCCTTAATGGCTATGCACTGCTATATAATTAAAGGAGTGACAAATGGAGAAAAGTACAACAAAAGTATGGACTGATAAAGCTAATGAATTTTTATTAGGTAAAAAAATCGTTAAAGTAAGATACCTTAACAATAAAGAAGCTCAAGATTTTATGTGGGATGATAGACCTGTAGTATTTCAACTTGATAATGGCACTTGGATAATACCAATGTGTGATGATGAAGGTAATAATGGTGGTGCTTTAGCTGTTGGACCTAATGAATGTTTACCTGTATTGAGAGGAGATGATTAATGATAGATGCTACTGACTATTATCAAACAAAAAAAGAACCATATGGTGAATGTCCCGAATGTGGTAGTCGGGATATAAGTGTATATTTACTTGCAGACTACAATAGTACAATAGATGCAATAAATTGCGAAGGTCATGTTGAATGGTATTATTCAGATGCTATGCAAGATATGTATTGTAATGATTGTGATGCTGAATTTAGAAACATAAAGGAGGTTAAAGAATGATATTTAAAAAAACACAAGACTATGATAAAGCTACTCATGAAGAAATACCTGACGAAGAGTTATGGGAAGATGGTGAATTAAACAACGTACAAGTTCAACAAAAAATAATATACCATACCTTGCAACAAGGAGATTGGATATTAGTTAGGAGTATAGATGGGTAAAATTAAAGACGCAGTTCAAGATTGGCTTGAAGATTGTGGTTATGAGTTAGGTTATGATATGAGTAATTGTCCTGATTTTGTTGATATGGATATAATACAACAAAACAATATAGATGCGTTTACTTATTACAATAACAAGCGTGCTATAGAGCAAGAAGATCTCAGGCTAAAATATGGAGCACCTGAAGATGAATGAAGAAGATATGATGCGTATTATAGAAGAAGGTGGTAATTATCAATTGATTGATTCAATACAGGAAAATATTGATGATGTAATATTTAATCAAATACTATCAAAGGAGAAGAAGTATGGCAAAGTTTCTATCAGACCATCTAGACGAGTTTTCACAAGCTATGGTAGGTCACAAAGGATGGGCATATCTAGACGAGTTAACAAAAGAAAAACAATTAGACGTTATACAAAACTACAATCACAGGGAAGCGAACCAAAAATACATAGTGGTCGTATTCCCAGCAAATAAGGAGGAGTAATGCAAAAACTTAGAGATTATGTTGAACAACGGATGCAACAAATCGATGAACTTGGAGATCATTTTATGAAACTAGGTATGTATGATGATGTCCGTAAAGCTGACGTAGAAGGACGTGGTAACGAACTTGTAAAAATATATGAAATAATACGAGGAAATGTGGATTAGTTTTTGTATATTATGAGGTCGCAAAATCACACTTAATAATAGAATTAGAGGGATATTTCCCTCTTTTTCTACTTAAACTGTAAGGAGTAAATATGGAAGAATCTAAAAATCAGGAGGTAGAAATACCTCAAGTCGAAGAAATAATACCTGAATCATGGAAGTCTAATGAAATAGATAAATTAGCTAGTGCTCTTGCTAAGGCACAAACATTAATGGATGGTGCACAAAAGACTAGTACAAATCCTTTCTTTAATTCTGGCTATGCAGATTTACATACATGTATTAAGTCTTCATTTCCAGCATTAAATAAACATGGTTTATCTATAGTGCAAGGTAATGAGGTTATATCTGGTGCTGTATGTGTAACTACTACATTATTACATGAATCAGGTCAATGGTTACGATCAAAGTTAAAAGTACCAATGGCTAAGATAGATGCACAAGGTGTAGGTAGTGCTATTACTTATGGTAGAAGATACGGTCTTGCTGCTATGGCAGGTATTGCACAGAAAGATGATGATGGTAATTCAATATCTAAAGCTACTGCTGGTAAAAATCCAAGAAGTGCTGTAGATAGAGACAATGCACAACAACAATTAAGATAAGGAGTAAGTAAACATGGCAATTAAAACAATGACTCATAATAGTGGAGGTGGTACATGGTCCGAAGGATGGCACCAACTTACTATTGAAGCTGCAGAATATGGTGACTGGAATGGAACTAAATTTATAGAATTATGGTTCGAAGGTTATCCTAAAACATTTAAACTACGAGTGTATGAAGCTCATAACAAAGAAACGCATGAAGAGTTTGCGTTAGCAAAACTATTTAAGTTAGCTAATGCTGGTATCATTGATAAAGTAAAATCACCTAGTGGTAAAGAAGCTATACAATATGATGATGAGGCATCAGGTCTTGTTGGCAAACAAATCAATGGTTATTTCTATAAAGATGGAGAATATGTAAGAGTTTCTGATAGAATTGCACCTGTAGTACAACAAGGTAATATATTGTCTTACACAGAAGATGACGTACATTTCTGGAAAGGTGTAACTGAGAAATATGTTGCAAGTAAGAAACTAAATGCTCCCGCAGTAGCAGATACAACGAGTAATGGTAGCGAAGCTAACGTTCCGTTCTAGTATCTAACTAAAAGGGGGATGCATCCGCACTTACATACCCATTCGACATCGTGTCCCCCTTTAAACTTATTAAGGAGATTATTATGACAGTAAAAGAGCATTTAATCAAGTTTCTGGACTGGAAATTTGATAACGGTATTATGTTTAAAACTCATGACATACAAGACTTATCACAGCGTGGACTCAAAAAGTTTGGTAAACGATTAGGATCGCCTGAAACATATACAAGACAATTTCGTGAGTTAAGACAAAACAATGTATACAAAATAGATAAAATAAACACACCAAATAGTAATGAAAAATCATGGTTTGTTGTTGAAAGGAGTAGTGATGTATGATTAAAGAATTTGCATTTGGTACACATAATAGACATCATTTCTCTGATGTCAATAAATTAGATACGTATATGAACATGTCACAAGATACATTTATGTCATTATATGATTATGATGATTATGTAATGGAATATGTTAAGAAAAAACAAAGTCTATCTGGCTTTGATGGCATGATATATATACCAGACGAATTCATACTAGACGTAGATGGTTCAAACCCTGAAGACGCTTTGGTTAAACTACAAGGCTTACTAATATTACTAGATGACTTAGATGTCCCTAGAAAAATATATTTTAGTGGCACAGGATTTCACGTCCATATACCACAAGAAGCCTTCAGGTGGAAACCTTGTGACGATTTACATCTAAAAGTAAAAGAAGAATTAAAGTCTAAAGGTATATTCGATTTTGCAGACCCATCTGTTACAGATAAAACAAGATTGATACGTATACCTAATACATTAAATAGTAAATCAAACTTATGGAAAGTTCAATTACAAACTCAGACAGACATAAAAACTATTATGGATTATGCTGTACAATCTAGAGAAATAAAAGAACTAGACCATGAATGTGATCCAGTATTTGATGTATTGGAACGTAAGTCTAAACCTACTTCAGAATACCAAAAAGTATCACTTGGTAGACAACCTGATCCTGTTAACTATCCATGCATACAAACTATGTTAGAAGGTACAGCTCAAGGTCAAAGACATCAAGTAGCACTTAGACTTGCAGCACATTTTAGGTGGCTCTATCCAGAAGATGTTGTAAGAAATGTTATGGAAATGTGGAGGAAACAAGTTGATAATGATACTCATCCTTTTACCGCAAAAGAGATGGACGGTATTGTTACTAATTGTTATACAGGACATGATGGTTCAGGATATAGATATGGATGTAGCGATATTATAATGGACGAGTATTGTAAAAATACTTGTAAGTTATATAAGTCAAAGAAATCACAGACAATGATGGATGCTAAGACTATGGAAGCAGAGTTCTTAGATTTCTTAGCTACTAACAGAGAGCCACTAAACTTAGGAAGTCTATATGGACAAGACTTTCCAATTTACCCAGGAGAAGTAGTTATTGTTCAGGCTCCTCCTAAATCCATGAAAACAATGTTACTACAGAACTGGGTAAACTCATTCAAACGACCAACTTATTTTATAGAAATGGAAATGTCACCAAGGCAAATATGGTCACGTTTCTGTATGATAGAGATGGGTTGGAATGATGAACAACTAATGAAACATTATTCTGAGTTAAGTGAAAATCTTACAGATAGATTTAAATGGCTTACTGTAGAATATGGTTCATGTTATCCTAGCGAGTTAGAGAAAAGACTATCTTTACTAGCTGTTAAACCAGAAATTGTTGTTGTTGACCACTTAGGTTTGTTAAGGTCAAAGCAAAGAGACAACAATATGAAAGTAGAAGAAGCATCTCAAGCTCTTATGGAACTAGCTGTTCAACATAAGGTAATTATATTTGCTGTATCAGAAATCACTAAGACTGCAATGACTGAAGGTATGAACATTGCATCGTCACGTGGTTCGTTTAGAATAGCATATAATGCCAACAAAGTATTGTCAATCACTCCCTATAAGAATGATGACAATGTCATAAGATCTCTACAAGTAGAGTCCACTGCTAATAGAGAAAAGGAATGGTTAAATGTTAACCTTCCTATCACTGGAGTTCAAATCCGATGAGTATAATGGGGACAACAACTGGTCCTGTAAGTCTAAGTGATAAATGTTATTATCAGAGCTTGAAACATAGCCTCATTATAGCTACTTAGCAAAGGAATATGTGAGTCCCCATTGTATTAACTGTAAGTATTTGAATAAAGATAAGTGCACTTACTTCAAAAGATTTCGAATATCTGAGCCTAAAAAAATCCCTTGGAATATTGCAGCCAAAGGTTGTAAAGTTTACTTGCCAAAAAAGAGTAAGGAGCATCCACTATTAGACTTAGTGCTTGATTTATTTGCGTGATACTGAAATGTTATATAGCAGTGTTATTATGTAGTATAGTAGATGAAGCATGGAATATACGTAATCCTAGACCAGAACCTAAAGGAATATATTATAGATTACAATGGGAGAAGAAAGATTTTTATACGTTTAAAGTTAATAATGAATGGGTGCTTAGAAAATATCGTAAAACTGACAGTAAACTTAAACGCAAAGTAAGAAACAAGTATTGGGAGAAACGCAATGGCAGATCCAAGAGATGAAATTAGAGTAAGATATCCAGAAACATTAAAAGAATTTGAAACAATACAAAAAGAAATGTTATATCTATTCTGTGAAAAACAATTAGACTATGGACCTACTAATATAGGTATGGGTAAAAGTAAAGTAAAAACAGATGAAGATGTAAGATTATCATTAATGGGACTTGGTACCAGATTAAATGATAAAATATCCAGATTTTTAAATTTAACAATGCAAAACAAAAAACCAAATAACGAAAGTATTGATGATACACTCATTGATATTGCTAACTATGCTGTAATGGCATTAATTGTAAGGAGTAAATTATGGGGGAAATAAAAGAAAAACCTGAAGCTGAAGTTAAACCTAAGCCTATACCTAAATCTAAAGTTGTTGAAGAAGTAAAAGATAAAGTTAAAAACGAAACAAATATTAAAAAGTTGCGTGAAGATTTAGATAAATTAGGTGACTGGATAGCTGATGTTGATGATGAATTAGGTCAGGTAGTTGATTTAGTTAATAGAATGGCTACAAGGTTAGGTATAGAATGAAAAGAAAAAAGATAACTTATAATCAAATAATGGAAACGTGTAATGCATTGTATAATAAATTGCTGCAAGTAGAAAAAGCAGTTAATTATAACCATACATTGACATTAGCATACATAGATTGCAATGGAGATCAAGATAAGTTAACAAAATTTTTAAAGGAGATGAACGAAGATGGACAATCAGACAAAAGTAATACTAACGGAAATAGAAAAGATAAATCAGGAGATACTGATACTAACACAAAGAGTGCAAAAGTTAGAAAAATCTCTAAGGATAGAGCAAACAAAGATAAAGCCTCGCAAAAATCTAAATGATTTAAATATAGATGAGATAATTAAGAGTGCAAACATAGCTATGGATAGGTTCAACAAACGAGCTAATAATGAAAGCTAAGTCAGCAAAAGCCAAAGGTAGAAAATTACAAAACTATGTAGTTAAAGAACTCAGGAAAGCATATCCTGAACTTGATGATGACGATATAAAATCTCAAATAATGGGAGTCTCTGGTGAGGATGTAGTGTTCTCTCCACTTGCCAAACGCCTCATAGGGCTCTCATTTGAGTGTAAAAATCAAGAACGATTAAACCTTTGGGACTCACTAGAACAAGCAGAAAAAAACTGCGATGAACGCACGCCTGTGCTGGTATTTAAGCGTAATAGAAGTGAAACGTACGCAGCAATACCATTCAAATTTTTAATTAAACTACTGTCAACATACTAAATAAGGAGTAAAATGGATAAGTCAATTATTATGTACTTAGAGGTAATACTACGCCTAATAAAAGGTAGTAAAGATAAAGAAGAATCACTTGAAGGATTAATTATGCAGCTTGCTATGTTAGAAAAGATTAGAGATGTATTAAATAATACTATATCTAAGTTGCAAATCTATGTAAGTAATTATGCTAAAAACTATGATAGTGAGTAGTTACTTACCACGTTTTTGTAGTTCTTCAATCAATGCAAATAACTCTGGACTTGTAGAATCTTGAAATGCTTTTTGTTGCTGCTTAGCTTCTTTAGTAGGATAAAGTCCAAGTTCTGATTGCAATACCCACCCTACATTACCTTGTTGTATTTGAGGTATATGTCTAAATATAGCCCTATTAACAGCAGGATTTAACATTTGAATAGCTCGTGTTAGAGTATCGTCATTATAGTCTTCGTTTGAATCTTTAAGTCCTGCTAAATAGGTAATCATACTATCGTCATCCATATTGATAAGATCAAACATCATACCTATGTTTATTAAATCAGAATATACAGGGAAACCTATGCTACCAATAATAGGACCTTTGCCATAAAATGCTTTCTCAGCTTCTTCTTCATCACCAAAGAATCCTACAGCTAATTTTTTAATTTTTTCATATCCGTCATGTTCAACTATATTACCAAACTCTACGCCTGTTAATGATGTAGCAAGTACAGGAGCAACAAAATATGCTAGTCCTAACCTAGTAGCTCTCCATAAATTATGTCCATTAAGATCTCCTGCTATAACATCATTTTTAGCTCTACTTAGATACTCCATATTTCTTTCAAAGAATTTAAAAGCATAATGTTGGAACTGGCCTACTACTTGTCCTGTTTTAGTTCTAAGTCCTTTAGCTTTACTAAATGCATTGTAATCAAAGTGTAATGCAACAGACATATTAGTAGCATATTGTTCTGCTAAATACACATGTCTTTTATCAACAGCTGCTTTAACTTGTGCTGGAGAATAATCAGGATGTTTTTCTAATATACGTTTTGACTCTTGTTCTCTAAATGCAAATGAATCAAGTTCACCAAACATTTTCGAGTATGCAATTCCAAATGTTAATTTTCTATTATAATTTTCAACAAGAGCCATCATCTTACCAGCTTTTCCTGCTACATTAGATACAGCTCCAGATGCTTTAGCTAATTTAGATACTTCAACAAACTCTAATTTATTTGTTGACTGATTATACCTAACAGATGATGCTAAACTAGGATTAGTCCCTAGCACTTCCTGCAATTCAGGTGTAGTATCTTTAAACAAAATACCTCTACGTTGCATCACTTTTTCTAATTCTTTTTTCTTTTCAGGGGTATCATAAAAATCTCGATATTCTTTTATTTCACGCGGAGTAAATTGAACTAAGTTTAACATGCTTTGACTTACGTTACGTACAGCTGACCTAGGATTAAATCCAATCTTAGATATAAACTCAAATCCAAGTATAGTTCTCATCATATTATTTAACGCTGGATTTTTAATACTATCATGTCCTGTAGCAGATCTATGTAAGTCATTTATAAAATTAACAACTTCATCACCATAACCACTACTGTCTTTACCTAGCTTGTACATTTTTTCCATAGACAATAAAACTTCAGCTGTAGCAGCGTTAACACTATTAATATAATTAAATCTATTAACATTGCTAGCATATTGGCTTAATACTTGTGGAAGATTGTGTGAGTATGCCTGTGCATCAACATCAGACATTTGAGATTTAGTATGTCCTGATATATATCCATTAACATTATCAATAGCTTCAGATAAAGATATGTTTTTCTTTATATATTTATTAGAAGAGACAACCATATCGTCTAGCTTATCCATCAATCCATCCATAAAGTCAATAGATAAATCTCTAGTAAAATGAGGAAAGTAACCTTTTTTGTTTTCAGGCATTAATTTTTCTTGCAATCTAGATCTCATATCTTCTAGTTGCTGTTTTGTTTTACCTGTCTGACCATGCATAACAGTATCAATGTATTTATTAACACCTCTATTTAATGTCCAATATAAATCATCAGTAAGTTTTACGTATTGGTCTAATGCTTCAGCCATGTTATCGCTAATCTGATTGCCATCTTTATCTTTAATATTTTTAAAATCTCTTTTAGTTAAGAAAGGTTTATCTTTAGATCGCTGCTCAGTAACATCCCATTTTAATTTACCTGTAGGATCTGCTTTTAACTTATTGTTAATTACTTCAGGTAATGCATTTTCAATGTAACCTATAAATTGTCCATATACTTGTAACTCAGTATCAGCAAATAACTTAGCTTCATCGTCCATTAATTGCTTTAATTTCCCTTCAGATGCTTTGTCGCCTTGCTTTATAGCTACAATAGTTCTTTGTATTTCATTTTCAATCTTATCTAATTTAGCTTGTGCATCATTTCTAGTAATTCTTTTACCTGTTTCAGATAAAGAACTAGTCATCAGTCCCAATGCTTTCATTTCTTTTTTCAATGATTTAAGCATATCAGTTTGCATTCTATCATGATTAACAGTGTTACCTTTATAATAAGAAGATACTGTTATATAGTTGTCAAGTAATTGACTAATTTTGGGGTCTTTTCTTGCAAACGCCTCAGGAGTATACATTAAACTAGCAAATTTACCAGCAAATGTTCCATCTTTAGCAGACTTAACTAATCTATTTAATCTATTTTGGAATCCTTTTAAATCACCTTTTGATAGTTCTTTACTAAATTGTAATGTTTCAAGAGGTCTTTTAAATTCACTGTATATTAAATTATAAAATGCTTCATCAGGATCTTTTATTACGCTACTAATATCTTTGTTTGTAGTAAATTCATCATACATATTACTTAATTCATTCATATGTAATGCTGTTGTACAATTAGGTCTTGACATTAACTACCCCCCACGCCACATGATTTCAACACATCAAATACTCTACCCGCTTTTCTATCAGATGGCGCTTCATCTATTATTGTGTTTGCCTGTTTACTAAATTCTTTCATGCTAGATATATCGTATCTGCTTTGTCTTTTAGGAAAGTTTAATGCAATACCTTTAAAGTATTTATCTCCACCCAATAAATGATATATAGGATTCTTTCTTAACTCAGGTGTTACTCTATTTTTGTCAAACTTCCAGAATCTTCCATCATGGTCTACAGCACCTGTAATCTTTTTAGATGCAAACTCATGTATATCTTGGTCCATTTTAGATATCATAGACAAATATGCAATAGGGTCAACATGTTGTGTAGACATTAAATGATGCTGCAATATACTACGTTGTCCCATATATCTATCAAACTCATCGCCTTTACCTGTAGTTTCAAAGAAGTCTCTGTAAAAAGAACGACTATAATCATCTTGTATTTTAAAAGGATCTGAGTTACCACCTGTTTGTTTTTTCCATTTAAAACTTTTAAAACTATCAAATGCATCTTGCATTCCTTTACTAAACTTAGGAAATTTCATACCATCTGCAAACGCATATATATCTTCTGATATTCTCATGTTATCTGGATTTAATAATCTATGATTTTTATTAAAGTAGTTTCTATAGTAATTAGAAACATGACCTATAACTTTTAATGCATTTGCAAATTCAACTTCATCTGCATTCTTACCCATAAATTTAAGTATTCTTTCAAATCTTGCATTACGTTTATGACTAACTGCATGTGCTACTCCATTAAATATACCTACAGCATTTTGTTTAGCAGGCATAGCATAATGAAATAAGAATGAGAATCCATGTTTATCTACTCCATCTCTTAATTTCATTTCTATCATTTCATTTACAGTAGAATAATTAGGCATATTTGCAAGATAATTTTTCATGTCTTGATTAATGGCTGTTCTTTGTTCGTAAGGTAATGTTTCACCTAAATTATTGTTGTCACTAAAGACTCTACGCTCAAAAGTTTTAAGCTCATCTATTTCAGACATCATCCCTTTATTACCATAGTTATGTCTAACTAGTTCTTCTAATGTATATAATACGGTAGAATCATCTTTAAGCTGCTGACTGCTATCTATATCTAATATTTTTATACGTGCATCTTTTAAATCTTTAGCACTCTTAGATTTTTTATAATTATAAGGTAATGTTCCTTCAAGTTGTATTTCAAGTTCAGCAATAGCTCTATTGTTTGCATCTATTAATTCTTTTTTACGCTTAGCTGATACTCTTAGTCTGTTTAAAAATCCATATTTACGTTTTAAAAATGCCAATGTATTAATTTGTTTGTTCTGGCTTTTAGCAAAAGCTAATACATCAGTAGTAAATTGATCGTAGTCTGCATCTCCAGCTACTCTTTGGAACATATCATCTAATTGTTTAATTTCATTGCCTACTAAACCTGAATACGTTCTTGCTTTCATAGGATCTGAATTAAATATATTCCACATCAATCTATCATAAACATTACCATGCGTACCCTTTGCAGAGTTTTCCATATTTATTTTAAAGTCTTCAGTAAAAGGAGTCCCTTCAGGATATGTTACTGTTTTAGTACTCCCATCAGGATTAGTGGTTTCAAATTGATTTGTTTGGAAATACTCTCTAAGTCTTCTTCTGTCTGAGGAAGTATATTTATCTTTGTTAAATTTAAATTTATTATTTAAAGCATAAAACATAGTATTATGATTTGCAGCATAAGAAAAGAAATCATCACTATAGTCTATTATATCATGATAACTAGGTTTTTTACCCATACCAGAGTTATCATATATATTTGTAGATAAACTCAAAAATTTACCATACTTATTTAAATGATATAGAATCATTTCTTTTTCTACAGAATCAAGACCTGCCTCTACTTCTTTTCCATTTTCATCAAACTTTCTAAACAATGGTATTCTATCAGGCACTTCACCATTTCTTAACTCTTCTAAATATTGATTTCTTCTAGTCTCTTTGTCTTGACCTTCAATTTGATTTCTAAATTTAAATACAGATGGAAATAAATAGTCAGATCTCCAGTTACCCATGATGTCTATAAGTTTACCATCTACTCCAGTACCTGCATCAATGATAGCTTGAGTTTCTAATACTGTTCTATGCCACCAATCTTTATTGTCATAATCCATTTTAATAGTAGATTTAACATTACCTTTAGAATCTTTTAATGTAAGCACATCATACAATCCACTATCTTCATCCTTAGCTCCAAGCTTATCCTTAAACCAATTAAGACTACGTTGTAATTTTTGAACTACACCAATACCAGCTCTTAACACATTTGCATTAGCTGCATGAGTATGCCAAGCTTGATTTAGAGCTGCATCGTCACCAGTCAGCGCTAAATTAGGTATGCTAGCTGCAAACCTTCCAGGGTCAACACCTTGTATAAAATTATGTTGAGCTTCTTGAATATGGTCAAACATATTTTTAGAATGTCTAAAGTAATAATCATTCTTATCTACATCATAGTCACCTTCAAATATATTAAGTACGTCTAACTCATTAACAATCATAGAGTTACCATACTGCTCATCTAAAAATCCTTTAAGTCCCATAATAGTCATATCATTAGGTCTAGTTCTAGGATATCTATTTGTAACTATAGCTACTTGATACTTTCCTTTAGGAAACATTAAGTCTAAAGAATCATGCAAATCTCCTAATGTCATTTGATCTATTTGTTCATCTTTAAATCGTGAGCCAAATACATCTTGCAGCTCTAATATCTTATTAGTTTTTCTTTCTAAAATTCTTACTTTATTTTTATCACCAGGCTTCATAGATAACATTTCATCTGCTTCATGAGCTGGTATCATTATTTCTCCATATTGTTCAAGCTTACCATTTCTAAATATTGTAGGCTTAACTTTATTGGCTCTGTCTAATGATTGTATAAGTACAGCTTTGCCACCAACTCTTTGACCATCTAACATTGCTGTTTGGTTTACAACAGGATCAACTAACTTTCTATAAAATTGTGACATAATCATTTTTTGACCTAAATCAATAGGGTCTCCATACTGAGAATATCGTAATGCTGCAGCTAAGTTTTGTGAACCTGCACCTGTTTCCATTAATGATTCTACTGATTGGTCTTGTGAAAATCCTTGTTGAAAAAATGCTCTACGCCTTAATGGGTTATCATACAGTTGCTGCATTTCAGACATCGCATTATTTAATTTAGATGAATACATTTCTCCAAAAATAGAGTTTGCTTCTGCGCTACTTAAATAATTATATGCTTGTATAGAAAACTTTGCCATGTCTTTATCTTTAACCCTGTCCTGTTTAATACCTACAGACTCTAATGGTATATTTCTAACAACGCCTTTACTTAATTTTAAATTAGGTAGCTGAGCATCAGTAGCTTCTATTGTTTTCCAACCTTCACCTTTGACTTTAGATGCACTAGCAGTTGTCAATATGTCTACTTTATTATCTCCAAAGAATTTATCAAGTTTAGGTTCGTATACAAATACTGTTTTCCCAAATAATAAAGCATCTTCATTAGAACTAATAACAGGTTTGAATAACTCTGTACCTTCTCTAGAGTTTCTACTGTATGCTATTTTTAAATAGTCCATATAATCTTTAGATATATATGTGATACTATCATATGAAGTTTCATCTCCTCTTGCATATAAATCTTTTCTAAAGAAATCATCTACAGCTTTAGGATCATTTTTAAAGATAGGGTCATTTAATAAAGATTCTTTTACACTTGCATTATCTTTATCGTTCCATATAGCAACTCTAGCTGCTCCTCTGCTATGGAATTGATTTACTAATGTTTTTTCTTTAGCAGTCACTGCCATAGATTTAGCTACTTTTTTATCTAATCTTTTAAAGTTCGGAGTATGAAATAAATTAAATCTACCGCCAAGCTTACCTAAATCATCTAAGTTTCCTTTTAATGCATCTATAAAGTTCTTAGAGTTATTTTTGCTAGATAATAATTTTTCAAACATTAGCTGTCTAAGTGCTGTCTCATGAGCAAAAGACTTAACAGTAGGATTAGATTCTAGTTTTTTAACTCTATCTAAACCTTCATTGTAAAGTCTAGATCCTAATGCATCTTTGTTTCTTTCAAGCATATCTTTATATGCATCTGTAATTTTAAATAATTCTTTTTTAGGAATTGCTATAGGATTAACGCTGCTTGATATTCTAAATAAAGCAAGTCCACCATCAAATGATATTGACTCTGTATCCAACACACTCATTTTAGTTCTAACTTCTAAACCATTTAATCCATTTAAATTATCTTCAAATAATTGTCGTTGACTATCTAAAAATGTTTTATCTTCTGGGCTTAAATTTTGAGAGTCTCCATCAAATATACTAAAATGTTTTCTTCGAATACCTCTACCATCTTGAACTAAGTTGTCTGCACTACCAGACACAAAATAATAATTAAGTCCTTCACCATCAATATTACCATCTTTATATCCGATACTATCTAAAAACTTCATAAATGGCGTATTCTGCATAGTTCTATACTTGCCTGATGTATTGCCATTGTCGAAAGATAATATTACTTTTTTAGTAGAATTACTGCGTGAAGATAGTAAGGCACCTGCATGATCTAAATATTCTTTATAGCTGTTTACATGTTTAGCATTATTAAAATCTAAATCATCAAACAAAAATTCTTCATTATTAATCTTAAACTTTATATTAGCTTGTCTTGCTAAAGCTTCCATAGGATTAATATCATTTAATTTATCAGAAGATATTGAATCTAAATATATATTTTGATCGGCAATGCTTAGTTCTTCAGATACATATCGTTTAAAAAATTGATCTTGAGTTAAACTGTTTTGTGTATCAATAGGCTTATCATCTAACCTACTAAACAATTCACTCATATTTTCATTTTCACGTTGCAATAATGCATCTATATCATCAAAAGAAGTACCATAGTCTCCCATAGTTTCTTTTAAATCTTTAATTACTTTTTGTGTTAATTTGTCTTCATTGAATTTAAATTGAGTTACATTGCCTGTACCTTCTTTTGTAAGCACTTTAGCCTGTACTAGCATCTTTTTTAACAACAATGCATGACTACCATTTGTATTTGAGAATACTCTCATCTGTTCTACAAATGTAGCGTGATTATTTCTTAATGAGTTTAGCATATCAGTAAGTACTTTATTTGCACTACCCTCTATATTTCTTTGGATACTTGCAACCTCTGCATCTACAGCAAAAATAACATCAGGGTCTACATATTGTTTAGCTTCACCCTCAGATACAACTTTGCCTTTAGCACTCTCACCTCTTTTTAATAAACCATCAACATATGCATTATAAGATTCTGCTGATGCTTTAACTCTAGGGTCCATTGTCTCATCAATTTGTATTTTACTAACTACATATCCTTGACCTGCTTCACGACTAAACTCAGCTAACCCTGCTATTTCATTATCCATAAGAGATGTGATAAAAGATATGTCATTCATATCAAGTTCTGAACCTTCTATGTTTTTACGATTAATAAAATCAATAACATAATTATTCCATTGGTCCATAACAAATGCATCAGTTCTCATGCCTTTGCCTTTTAGAAAACTTTCTAAAGCCAATACATCTGATATTTTAACTTCTTGAGGTTCTGCTGTAGTTCTTCTAGAATATTGACCTTTAGCTCCTAGTAATCCTATTACACTTGATAACAATCTTCTATATCTAGTATCATTTTCAGGTATAGTTTCATCTGATTTTTTTATTACTATATTGTTTTTATTTGCACTATTAATCATAGACATAGTCAAATCATCATTTAATCTTAATATTCCTGCTTTCTCTAACAATACTTTTAACTCATCATGTCCAGGAGCACCTTGAGTAACTAAAGACGATATTTGGTCTGCAGCTTTCTTTGCATTATTTGTATGCATAAGCCATACTAAATCTTCTAAATGATGCATAGTATCGAACTTAAA